ATACTAAAATAGATACAGCTTTAACAACTGATGTTGTAGGTGGTCAAAGTATAACAGTTACAGATGACTCTCCTAGTAGTGGTAAAATTACTTTAAGTGTAACTGGTAGTTCTATAAGAACTGATGAATTAGCAGTTGATGCTGTGACTGGTGCTAAATTAGCAAATGACGCTTGTGACTCAGAACACTATACTGATGGATCGATTGATACTCAACACATTGCTGATGGACAAATAACACATGTTAAGTTAGGCGGTGATTGTGTAGACGGTGATAATATATCAGATGATTCAATAAATTCAGAACACTATGTTGATGGGAGTATTGATCATGTACATCTTTCTGGAGACTGTATAGATGGAGATAACATCCAAGATGATGTTATAGATTCTGAACATATAGTAGCAGGAGCTTTAGATGAAGAACATTATGCAACTGGATCTATTACTTCAGCTAAACTAAATGCTGCAACTGTAGTCACTAATAGCGAACAAGCAGCAGCTACTGCTAATGATACATCTTTCTTCACTACAGCAGCTGCAGACGCTAGGTATTTTAATATAAGTACAGGTGACACTATTAAAGATGGTGTTACATTCCCAGATAATGATACAACCATAGCTACAACTGCTGCTATTAATGATAGGATTCTTGATCTTGTTGATGAAGTTGGTGGTTTCTTACCTATAGCAAATGAAACATCCTTCCCAACTGCTAATCCAGATCCTGAAAATGGTACTGGTACTATTGTAAGTATACAAGCTTTAGCAAGTAATCTTGTTTCTAACGGTAGTGGTGTCGCTACAATTGCCAATGCAGCTGGTTCTGGTGTTACAGTAACTATAAATGGTTTAGCAAATAGTACAACATATGCTGCTACATTTGGTATGCTTGTTGAGACTACTTCAGTAACACATACTTATAAATTCCATAGACAAACACCTAAAGCTACAGAAGTAACAACTGTTGCTGGTGGTCTTACTAATATTAATACAGTAGCTACTAATATAAGTAATATTAACACATTAGCAGGTATTAATGCTAATGTAACTACTGTAGCTGGTATTAGTTCTAATGTAACAAGTGTAGCAGGTAATGCAACTAATATAAATACTGTAGCAAGTAATATAACTGATGTAAGTAATTTCGCTGATTTATATCAAATAGCAACTTCTGCACCTACTCAAGATGGTGGAGGTAATTCACTAGCAACTGGTGACCTATGGTTTGATTCATCATCAAACAAAGCATTGATGATTTATGATGGATCATCTGGTGATGGCTTCTCAGCTGCAACTCCTACTGCAAGTGTACTACAAGATATAGCAATTGTATCTGGTCAAATAACGTTTGCTGAGGATTTAGGTGCTGTTGGAGATGCTTTAACAACTGGTACTGGTAACAACATTAATACAGTAGCTAGTGGTATAGCGAATGTTAATACAGTAGCTGGTATATCCGCAAATGTAACTACTGTAGCTGGTATTAGTTCTAACGTTACTTCAGTAGCTGGAGCTGTAGCAAATATTAATACAACTGCAAGTAATTTAGCTAGTATTAATAACTTTGCTGAAGTATATAGGATTGCAGCTACAGCTCCTTCTAGTTCTTTACATGAAGGAGATCTTTGGTATGATTCTGATGGTAATACATTAAAATACTATAACGGTACAACTTGGACGGTTACAGCAGCAGCTGGACTATCTAATATTGTAGAAGATACTTCACCTGAACTTGGTGGTCATTTAGACTGCAACGATAAACAACTCACTGAAGTAGGAACTATCAGTGGCGATAACTTACAAATTGACTTCGGAACCATTTCATAACCATGGCTAAATTATTAAGATTAAGACGAGGTACAACCTCAGACCACAGTAGCTTCACTGGCGCAGAAGGCGAAGTCACTGTTGATACTACTAAAGATACACTTGTTGTACATGACGGCAGTACTCAAGGTGGTGTACCACTTGCTAAAACTTCAGATTTAAACGTTGATAACATCAGTGAAGGTGATTCAAAAGTTGAAGTAACTGATAGTGGTACTAATGGTAAAGTAGAAATAAAGACAAATAATATATTACAATTAAGTGTTGACGATGCAGGAAGTGGTACCCATCGTGGACGGGTTAATTTATGGGGTACTAGCACTACTGGTGAAGGCGGAGCTGTCCGTTTTTATGCTGGTGGTAATAGTTATTATACTGAACTAAAGAATAATAGTTCATCTCTTAGTGCTAATTATTCATACACTGTTCCATTAGGTACACCTGCATCTAAAAAAATACTACAATCTACTAGTAGCGGGAGTATGAGTTGGTCGAATAATATTGAATCTGATTTAAAATATGCTGATGATATTAAAGCAACATTTGGTACAAATAATGATGCTGATGTCTATCATAATGATACAGATTTTTATATAGACAACGATAAAGGTGATGTAAAAATCAGAGCTAATGTTGCTGCAGATGTTGGTGGTGATATACATTTAATGCCTCATGATGATGAAGAAGGTATTAAAATCATCCATGATGCAGCAGTTGAGCTATATCATAATGGAACTAAAAAATTCGAGACATCTGCTACTGGAGGTACTTTAACAGGAACATTAGTTGTTGATAATTTAGATATAGGTACTGATGTAGATGTAGATGGTACTCTTGAAACTGATGCTATAACAGTTAGTGGTACAGCTGATTTTACTGGTCAAATGAGTGAAGCTGTTACAGTTACAGCTGGTAAGATGTCTGATAATACCAATATAGATTTAGCGAATGGTAATGTATTTTTATTCACTACTGCAGAATCAACCACATGTACACCTAATATAAGATATGATGGTAGTAATGCACTAAATACTAAAATGGGTGTGGGTGATGCGATTACTGTTACTTTAATAACCACAGCAAATGCTAGTGCTTTTTCTGCACATATAACAATTGACGGATCAGCTGTTACTGAAAATTGGGTCGGAGGCTCAGCTCCTGATGCTGGTGGTTCTAGTGGTGTAGATATACATAGTTTTACTATTGTAAAAACTGCTAGTGCTACTTTTACGGTAATTGGTAATCATTCTAAAACAAGTTAATCATGTCATTTTTAATCTATCCGACTATTAAAGAATCCCCTATAGTAGGATTAACTGGTTTAGGAGGTGGTGCTACTGGTTTAGCTTTTGCTGGTGGTTTAGATCTTAGTTATAAATGGGATGGAGAACAACATTATCCTTCTGGTGCTTATGTAGAATATAATGGTCCATATACATATACTGGATCACAAACTTCTCCAAACCCATCAACTTCACCAAATGGTGGTAACCGAAATAGTTATAAAATTTATTTTCAAATATTTATAGACCCATCTGCTCCTACAAATCTTAATAGAGCAATATGGCAGCCTAATAAATGGGGTGGTGATAACGAGATGGCTATATACATGCCTAGTGGTGGTACAAAGTTATCAACTAGATCTGGATCTGATAATGGTCATAATCCAGCAACTACAGATGATTTAGATCCAGGTTGGCATTCAATATACTATGATTTCGATGGACCAAATGAAGAGCATCAATTTAAAGCATGGGATGGATCAGGTTTTAATACAGCACTTACAAGTGTAATTGATCCTCTTGCTACTAGATGTGACTTTGATAAATTTAATTTAGGAATGGGAAGAAGCGGTCTATCATGGACTGATCCTTTTACTGGTGAAATTCGAATGTTTGCTGCTTTTAATTCATAGTGGAAATTCCATCCATAAATTTAGGTAGGACTAAACTTCCTAGTTCTTTAGATATGCCGAGAATACCTCTAAAGGAACCAACAGCAGAGATGCCGATTTTTCCACCGATTGTTATCCCTCCTAGTAATTTGGAAGCCCCAGAGGGAGTAGAATTAGAAGAGAATGAGGATGAAGAAACAGCTCAAACTGAGCAGCCAAGTTTAACAGTACCAGTTATAAAAATAGATTTACCTTTACCAACAGCAGAAGTAGTCGCCACAGCAACTTATGCAGCTGTTGCAGCTGTAGCCACTACCACCCTTGCTACACCTTTCTTTAATAAAATAAAGAAACAAGTACAAAAATTCCTACAGAAAAAAGTTGATAAATGGAAGGAAAACCAGAAGAAAAAAAAGGAATCCTTAATAAAATTAAAGACGGAATAGAGGATCAAGAAGCTCAAATTCAGATCCTTGGTACATTCGTTAGACTAGGCGTGGTAGTCTGGTCAGGATTCATAATTACTATGAATTATGTTGAGTTACCTATGATAAAGAAAGCTGGGAACTCAGATATCACGTTCGTTGCCAGCGTGTTTACGGGAGCACTGGCGACCTTCGGTTTGACCACTGGAAATAAGAGTGGTACTAATAAACCCGTAAATTGTCCTATGGTTAAGAAAAAAGAAGAATGAACAAATGGCTTTTACTTTTCCTACTGGTATCACCCACGGTAGTAAAAGCTGAAGTAGTACAACCAAACTTTACTCAAGGTTCTATGAATAGTACTACAACTACAACCCAAGAGATAACAGAAGAAATTACAACAACCACCTATGGAGCAGCGTTAAACAAATGGTCTGGGGACAATATAACCCATACATCAGCATCCTCTGGAGGAATAGCAGACAGCGATTCAATCTTCAACATGACAACAGCTGGTTCAGACTTCTCACTGGAAGTCGTAACACGGGCAGCAAGTCAAGTTATAGAACTAACCGAGATAGATCGAACTATCGAAACGGACTCTACTACTGTTTCCTTATCAGTCTTCTCTCAGTAGCTCCTGTCAAAGCTGAAGGTGAGACTAAGAATACGTCTAATCCCGTTGCAGCAGCGACTGGAAATGTAACAAATCAAGCAGTCCAATTCCAGAACAATGGTGCTCCTTCAAGGCAGCACTACGGTTCTGGAGTGAGCTGTAATGGTGCTACCATGACCTTCTCACCCTTCTATATGGGTAATCACACTGTACCTTTTGATGAGGAAATGCATCAAAGAAGCTATACAGTAGCTGAAAACTGGGGAGGTCAAGTCAATTTTATGTTCCCATTAGATGTATCAGGTTTACGTCAATGTAGACGTATAGCTAAACGTCAAGAAGAGAAGATGAGACTTGACTATGAGTTAGTTAGAGTACTCAAATGTGCTGAATTACAACAAAAAGGTTTTATGTTAGCAGAAAATACACGTGTATATCAAATGTGTAATGACGTAGTACCTATAGTTAAGTATGAAAAAGAAAAAGAAGCTGCAGTAAAGCAGTATTTAAAAGAAACTTGTACTCCTAAAAAGGGAAGGAGACTTCCTTGGAAAGAACAAGAGTACGAATGTCCAAAACAACCCACTAAATTA